CCGGAGCGGTAGCTGGAGTGCCATTTAATGTTTACCGTGTAGTGAATGAGAAGGGTCGGCAGTTGTATAACAGCAGCAAAAAAGCAGGCATGTTTGGCGAGGCGATGATGTATAAGTCGCTATCTTATGAACCCGCAACCGACAATGATGTGGGACGGCTAATTACAGAACCCAACCCTCAACAGCGGCTTAACGACTTGATAGTTGAGCTAGTTACATTTTACCTCATAACCGGCAATGGTTACCTATACGGTCTAAGGCGAGCTACTGGAGATAAAGGCCTTGCTCGGCTTTACACAATGCCGGCAAATTTGGTTAACATAATTTTTGGAAACTACCTCGAACCGGTTAAGGGATACAGGATTGAGTACATTGATGGCATAATTCCAAATGATGACGTGCTGCATGTTAAAAACGTTAACCCTAACTATGACACTTACGGCTCGTGGATTTACGGGCTATCACCCATTCAGGCTGCTGGTACGTTAACCAGCATGAGCAACTATGCCTATACCACCCAGCTATCAAATTTTCAAACGTATGGAGTAAGGGGTATCTTGGGTGGTGAGGGTGAAAACTGGACAATGGAGCAAGTTCAGCGGGTAAAAGATATGTGGAATGGAATTGTTAACGGGTCAAAGGGCGACATAATTGTTACCGGTGCACCGATGAAGTGGACTAACATCGGGCTTTCGCCTGTTGATATGGATATAATCGAGCAGCAAAAGCTTACGCTCCGAGACCTTTGCATGATTTACAACGTTCCATCCCAGCTATTCGGGGATTCCGAACACTCCACTTACAACAACATTCGTGAGGCTAGGAAGGCGATGATTACCGATGCCGTTATTCCCGTGCTCGAAAAAGTTAAAGACGGCCTGAACCGTTTCCTATGTAAAGGAACTGACCTTTACATTGACTACGACCTACAGGCTTTCGCTGAGCTACAGGACGACATGAGCGTGCAGGTAGCTGCTCTTAGCCAGGCATGGTGGTTAACACCGAATGAAAAGCGGGTCGCAATGGGCAAACTACCAATCGAAAGCGTTACAATGGACGACGTGCTAATACCTAGCGGCTACATCCCACTAGTAGATTATGAAATGCAGGATAACACCGTTAACGACGACGAGGAGCTATGAAGTGGCGCAATGAGGCAATGGTAACGAAAGGGGCTACGATGCGCAGTGTCGAGGCATTAAGGAGAAAGCACCTTAAAAGCGCAGAGGTGCTGTACCGTAAAGCTTTGCGGGAGCAGGTTGCTGAGGTTCAGAAAAAATTAAGGCAAGTTGAAACCGTTGAAGGAATGCTACCCATTGCCGAAAGCATTGTGGTTGATAGCGTGCCGATAAAAAAAGCAATGGAGAGCGTCTATGTAGGCGTTGGTGGGGATTTCGCCAGGACAACATACAGCAACTTAACTGCCAACACCAGCAAAAAAAGCAGGAGTGAGGACTACTTTGATGACTACATGCGCAGGTATGTTGAGGAAAAAACGGGCGATAGGATTAAAACCATTTCCGAAACCACACGGGAAAAAATGCTACAAATAGTTAAAAGCACCGTTGGGAAGGCATTGGCAGAAGGGTTGTCCGTTGATGAAATTAGGGAACTGCTGCAGCAAAAATTTACAAGTATGGTTAACTACCGAGCTGTAAGGATTGCTCGGACTGAAGTTATATCGGCCAGCAATGCTGGCAGCTTACAGGGTGCAATAAGTACGGGGGTTGCTTTCAAAAAGGTCTGGTTGGCAACAAAAACAGGGCATACAAGGAAAGGGCATTTGGAAATGATGGATAAAAGCGTTGGAATGATGGAGCAGTTCAACGTACCTATCTATGACACAAAAGGCGCTTACATAGGTAGTGAAAAGTTGAACTTTCCTGCCGACCCGAACGGTAGCGCAGGTAACGTGATAAATTGCAGATGCACGTTGGTTTACGAACCTATAAAATAGATGACGATGGAAACAAAAAATTGTGAGCTACGGCTTAAGGGTCTCGATATAAAGAACCGAATTGTTGAGGGCTACTTCGCTATTTTCAACAATGTGGATAGCCAAAATGAAATGTTCGTTAAAGGGGCATTTGCCAAAACGATTGCCGAGAACGGAACAAAAGGGAAAAATCGAATAAAGCACCTCTACAACCACTTTGATACGGTAGGCGTTTTACAGGAGCTTTACGAGGATGATGAGGGCGTTAGGTTCGTGTCAAAAATCGGCACACACACGTTGGGAAATGACGTGCTACGGATGATTGACGAGGGGTTAATAACCGAGAACAGTGTTGGTTATCAATACATTCCTGATAAAATTGAATACCTTGATGGCGTAACAGTTTTAAAGGAGGTTAAGATGTGGGAGGGCTCGAGCCTCGACAAGTGGGGGGCAAACGAAAAGGCTGTTATCCTTAAATCGCTTGACGAGGTTGAGTTATACGTCAAAAACCTACAGGAAAAGGTAGGCCTAATCGAAAAATCAGTAAGCGGACGAACCAATTTTAGCGACGAAACTTACTACGAGCTAATCGCACAGGTTGGCACTATCAAGAAAATGGTTGATGCACTTTGTGAAATGAAGTCGCTGCAAGGCACTTTGGCTCAGAAGTCGCAGAATGAAGGTAGTCAAAACCTTACGATAGATATTGACAAAATTATTACTAACCTAAAAACTAAGTAACATGGAACTGAACGAAAAGGAAAAAGTGCTGCTTGATACACTTGAAAGTAAGTTGAACGAGAAGGCAAGCAGCTACTCCGCTGCGGTGGAGACCGTCAAGGCAGGGCTGACCGAAGTTCGGGAAAAAGATATGAAAACTTTGGAAACCTTGTTGGTAAAGCGAATGGATGAGCTGGAGGCCTTTGCAAAAGCTGCCAAACCAGTTGACAATTTAAGTTTGAAGGAGCAGGTGGCAAGGGAGCTGGGAAAGGACGAGGTAATGCGCTCAATTAAGAGCAAGCAAGTTGTTGACCTCGAGTTTAAAGCGGCTAGCGATATGAGTTTCGCCGGCACTTCAAGCGGTCAGCCTGGAAGGATTGAATTTGCGCCAGGTATCGGGTTTAATTTGCTTAACGGAATTATGTTGGCTAATTTACTGCCCGAGTACCCCTGCAATTCCAATACGGTGTACTACATTGATGCCACAAGTCCGCAAGGTGGGCCGGATTTCATAAACGACAGCGAAACCGCACCTCAATGGAGTGCTACCATCACCCAGAATGCTGCACCAATAAAGGATGTGAGTGTCTATTCGGCTTACAGCAATAACATGATGGACGACATTGACAACTTTTCGGCCTACATTAACGACCACCTGCAGCAGCTGCTCATTCGCAAGTACGATGAGAAGCTATACAACGGTTCTGCAAGTGGTACTGATGAGTTCAACGGGTTAACCTACTATGCGCAAACATTCTCGCTGCCAGATGCGTCGCTAAAAACCACCTCTCCTAACCTTCGGGATGTGCTGAATGCCGCTTGCGCACAAGTTGAAAACAACAAGGGCAAGGCTAATTTCGTGCTGCTCAATCCTATTGATTTCAGGGCGTTGAAAAACATAAAGGATACAACCGGCCAGTACGCCATGCCGTGGGATTTGTCGCCATTAATGATGATTGACGGGCTGGCCGTTATTGCCAACCCAGCCGTTACAAAAGACAACTTCCTGGTTGGCGATTTTACAAAGGCAGCCCAATACGTAAGGCAGTCGTTGAGGCTAACCATTGACCCGTACACATTGAGCACCAAGAACGCCATCAGGGTAACCCTCACCAAGCGGGCAACCCTAGTGGTACACGCTGGGGATGCTTACAACTTCGTTAAGGGTGTTATCAGCACCGCAAAAACAGCGTTAACAGCTGCGTAGTGAGTAATTTAGTAAGGGTGGGTAAGCTGCTCACCCTTACTTTTAAAAAAATAAAAGCCATGAAGATAAAGATTGTTAAGGACACCATGTGGTTTAGGGCTGGAAACATCTACGACCTTGACACCGAAATTGCCAAGCAAATGGTGGCACTAGGTGATGCTGAACTCTATGTTGAAAAACCTACCAAGACCACATTGGATGAGCAGCCGGTGGTTAGCAAGGTTAACCCCGAAGCTGAAAAGCGGGTAACCAAAACCAGGAAAACGCAAAGCAAAAATGTATAGGCTAACTATTGATAACGAGCAGCCCCTAACATCTATAACGCTGGACGATGTAAAGCTATTCATCGGAATTACAGCTAACGATGAGGACGAAATGCTCGAGAAGATGGTTAATGCTGCATTACGTTATGCAGAAGACTACACCGGCAACGTGTTTGCACAGGCCGATGTTACCATTCTTAGTTCCCGAGATAACATTCTCGTGGTTGGGAAAATTGACACCGGTAAGGAGTTTAAGGTAACCGTTGACGGCAATCCTGTTGATATAGTTGTTACCGGCAATAACATACATGTAGGCTACAGCGGGCTAATCGAGGTCAAGTACAGCACCGTTGAAAACGTGCCTCCACCCGTAGCTATTTTTATTATGCAGGAAACGGCTAAAATGTATGAGCGGGGAGTGGAGAGCATTGTTAGCCCTGACACCAAGCTGCTTTCACGTTACGTAAACTTAGCCGTATGCTGAATGCCTACATACATAAGCTTTGCACCATAAAGCACTACACGTACAGCGTTAATGCTATTGGCATGAATGCTAAGGCAACCTCAACAGATAGCGATGTAATGCTAAAGGTTAATGGGGTTGATGTTTACGGGAACGAAAATGGGAAGGTAACGGTTAACAGCGTTGCAACCGCAAGGGGCTACTACCACGACCTAAAAGATGTGGTTGTAAATGACGAGGTAGTTATTGACGGAGTTAATCACATCGTGGCAGGAATTAACAGGAATGGAAGGAACGAGCTAACGTTAACTCTAAAGCGGAATGGTTGAGGTAAAAGTTGACACTAGAGAA